ATGAAGGATATGTAATGAAACACATGACTAGAACCTATAAGAAGGAAGATGCCATGCTACGCCCTGAGCATGAGTCTACTTTAGAGAAGCAACAAGCTAAACGCCAAAGTAAACCTATGCCTACAGAACTAGCAGTAGGCGGTAAAGGCGATATTCTCAATAAGAAGAACAATGAGCGTATGAAGCGTAAGGCTGCTTTGCTAATGGCGATGAACAAGATTCATGACCCTGACATTGCTTAATTTTTAGGCTACAATTAATTTCATTGAAATCAAACACTTGACGGATATGACAAAAGAGACTGAGCCTAAAATAGGCAAAAATATTGGAAATGCTGGTAAAGGCAGACCAAAAGGTGCTCCTAATAAGTCCACAGCCCTTGCTAGAGAGGCTTTTGCTAGGTTCGTGGATGGTAACTCTGAATCAATGCAAGAATGGCTAGAAACCATTGCTAAAGGCATTCCATTGGTAGACAAAGATGGAAACCAAGTTTATGACAAGAGTGGTTTTCCTCAGTATTTAGTGCCACCTAACCCAAACCAAGCCTTTAACTGCTTTATGCAGGTATCTGAGTTTCATGTTCCTAAACTGGCTAGAACAGAGTTAGTAGGTGACAAAGAGAATCCACTCACCGTACAACTCGTACAGTTTTGAGCACCATTAGACTTCCTAATAACTGGATTCCAAGGGATTACCAGTTAGAAGCATGGCGATATCTCCAAGCAGGGGGCAAACACGCTGAGCTGGTGTGGCATCGTAGGTCGGGTAAGGATGAGCTTTCACTCCACCGTACTGCAGTTGCTTCCTTTGAAAGGGTAGCTCAATATTGGTATATGCTCCCTGAATACTCCCAAGCTCGTAAAGCTATTTGGGATGCTATCAATCCTCATACAGGCAAAAAGCGTATAGATGAGGCATTTCCTCATGAGTTGCGTAGTAATGTCCGTAACGATGAGATGAAGATTACCCTGAAGAATGGCTCAATGTTTCAGGTAGTAGGCTCAGATGACCCTTCAAAGCTAGTTGGTTCACCACCAGCAGGGATTGTGTACTCAGAGTGGGCATTGTCTAACCCAGCCACAAGAGCGTATCTCAGACCGATTCTGATGGAGAACAACGGCTGGCAGATATTTAACACTACGCCAAGGGGCAGAAATCATGCCTATACAACTCTCAAGGCAGCTCAGGACAATCCTGATTCTTTTGCCCAAGTTTTAGATGCAACTCAGACAGGAATCTTTACCCCGGCACAGCTAGAGGCTGAACTAGACAATTACATAGCTGACTTTGGTGAGGATTACGGTAGGTCTAAGTTCGAGCAAGAGTACCTTTGCTCATTCGATGCTGCCAATTTGGGGGCTATACTGGCGAGAACTCTGACCAATTCAGAGCGTGAAGGCAAGATTAGCGATGATGTCCAGTTTGACCCTGATGGTCAGCCAATCATCATTACTGCTGACTTGGGCCGTAGAGATACAGCTACTTGGTGGTTTTGGCAGCCTCAAATCGGTGGTTACCATGTTGTTGATTACGACTCAGGCTTTGGCATTGATGCTGAAGAATGGGCTCACAGACTGCATAAACGCCTATGCAAGTACGAGTTATCCGGTAAACGCAATCCATTGGGCAAGATATGGCTACCCCATGATGCTAGAACCAAGACATTCTCAGCTAAAGAATCAGCGATTGAGATATTTCTGAAATACTTTGGTCAGGAAAAGGTAGACATTACGCCTATGACTTCTATTGCTGACCGTATCAATGCTGCAAGGGTGGTAACGCCTAGAGTCAAGTTCAACAAGACCAACTGTAAGCAGGGATTGGATGGTCTCAGAGCATGGAGCTATGCCTATAACGATGTCACCAAGACATTCGGTTCAAGTCCTTTGCATGATTGGGCATCTCATGACGGTGACGGCTACTCCTATGGATGTCAGATTATGCAGTTGGTAGCACCTCCTCCACCTAAACCTGAAGAAGCAAAAGGCGTGTTTGTTGGTCAAACTGATGTGTCATTGAACGAGCTATGGAAAGCTACTCCTAAACAAAACATTGGTAGAATTTAAGCAATTAAGAGTAAAATAACTTAACATTTCGCCAAAATATTCAACATTTAGGGCAACTCTATGGCATACGATAAAGCAGAAGTCAATCACACTTATGAAGATTGGTACAACACTATTGTGGGCTACGAGAGAGCCTATAAGCGTTGGGAAGCCCGGGTAGACAGAATCGTTAAGAAATACAAGGATGATTCACGCTATGACCGAAACCCTAATGCTCGCTTCAATATTCTATGGAGTAATGTACAAACAATCCAACCTGCTATATTTGCTCGACTTCCAAGACCTGATGTATCTCGTAGGTTTCGGGACAATGACCCTATAGGTCGTGTAGCCTCAATGATGCTTGAAAGAGCATTAGAATTTGAGATTGAGCATTACGGTGACTACAAATCTGCAATGAATAACTCAGTCCTTGACCGTCTTTTGGGTGGTCGTGGAGTGGCATGGGTTCGTTATGAACCTCATATTGTTGGCGAAATGGCTGACGAAGCTGATGGAGCACCGGATGATGGCTACCAAATTACCGAAGATTCAGATGAAGCAGAGACACCTGAAGGTCAAGAAATTGAATCTCAAGAGCGTATCGAGTATGAGTGCTGCCCAGTTGATTATGTCCATTGGAAAGACTTTGGTCACACGATTGGTAGGACTTGGGAAGAAGTAACTGCCGTATGGCGTAAGGTTTACATGAATCGCCCTGCATTGGTAGAGCGTTTCGGTGAAGATATGGGCTATGAAATCCCATTAGATACCAAGCCTGAAGATTTAAAACAATCTTATCGCCCAGCAGACGGTCAATATGAAGCCTGCATCTATGAAGTTTGGGATAAAGAAACTGGCAAAGTGCTATGGATTAGCAAGTCATTAGGCAAAATCCTTGAAGAACGAGATGACCCACTCGGTTTAGAGTGTTTCTTCCCTTGTCCTAAGCCACTCTATGCAACTCTGACTACAGATAGCTTAGAGCCAATCCCTGACTTTGTAATCTACCAAGACCAAGCTAGAGAGCTGGACACATTATGTGACCGTATTGACGGACTCATCAACGCCCTTAAAGTGCGTGGTGTTTACGATGCCTCAAACCAAGAGCTGCAGCGTTTATTCTCTGAAGGCGAGAACAATACCCTGATTCCAGTTAAGAACTGGGCTGCTTTTGCTGAGAAGCAAGGCATGAAAGGTGCTATTGACCTTGTAGATATTGCCCCTTTTGCACAGGCTTTGGCCCAATGCTATCAAGCTATGGAGCAAGTCAAAGGACAAATCTATGAGTTGATGGGTATTGCTGACATCCAGCGTGGACAGACTGACCCATCCGAAACTTTGGGTGCTCAGATTATCAAGTCAAACAATGCTGCTGGTCGTTTAAAGACTATGCAACACGCAGTAGTGGACTTTGCTACTACATTGCTAAGCATCAAGGCTCAGATTATCTGCAACCATTTCACCGATGAGACATTGCTACAAATCTCCGGTGCTATGCAGTTGAGCCCTCAAGACCAAGCAATGATTCCACAGGCTATTGCCCTGTTAAGAAATGAAGCAGCCAAGAACTTCCGTATTGAGGTCACCTCTGACTCAATGATTTATCAGGATGAGCAACAAGAGAAGCAAGACCGTATGGCATTCTTGCAAGCAGTTGGTGGTTTTATGGCTCAAGCTGTACCGATGGTACAAAATGCCCCTGAGTTAGCTCCTATGGCTTTGGAAATGCTCAAGTTCGGAGTGACTGCATTTAAAGCTGGTAAACAGCTCGAAGGCATTATTGACCAAACTGCTGATGAGTTGCGTAACCAAGCTGAGCAAGCTAAAGGTAAACCACGCCCACCATCTGCTGAAGCACAGAAAATGCAGATGCAAATGCAGATTGAGCAAGCCAAGATGCAGGCTGACCAACAGAAGATGCAAGCCCAAATGCAGATGGAACAGCAGAAGATGGCTATGCAAATGCAGTTGGAAAAGGCTAAACAAGAGTACCAAGCTCAAGAAAATCAGCTCAAATTCCAGTTGGAAGAACAGCGTAATATGATGGACAGAGAGATGGAAATGAAGGTAGCTCAGATGAAGATGATGACTGAGCGAAATACCCAAGTGCTCCTAGCCCATATTAATAACGGTGCGAAGATTGAAGTAGCTCGTATTAATTCTGATGAATCTGACGGAACTATGGCTTACATGACTGAGCAGGATATGGCTAAGTCTATGGAATCCCCAATGCAACCTATTGCTGATGCCATTGGACAAGGTAATATGCAGATGGCTCAGGCAATCAGCCAATTAGTAAACACAATTAATGAACAGCATAATCGCCCTAAGACTGTAGTTCGTGGAGCTGACGGCAAAATCATCGGAGTTCAATAATGGCTATTACAGTCACCCACAGTAAGGTTTCAACAATACCTGACGGAGATGACTCGTCATTAATCCGACCAAGTGATTGGAATGATGACCATGTTCTAGCTGGTCTAGGAACTATGGCAGAGCAAGATGCTAATGCCGTAGCCATTACCGGGGGAACAATCTCAGGCGTAAGCGTTTCAGGATATGTGCCTACAACTCGTACTTTGACTGCTGGTACAGGGCTTACAGGTGGTGGTGATTTATCTGCTAACCGTACTTTTGCCTTAGCCAATACAGCCGTTACTACTGGTACTTATGGAACTGCAGCAAGAACCATTACTCAGACAGTAGACCAACAAGGCAGACTTACTAACATCTTTGACCAGCCTATTGAGATTGCTTACACGCAGGTTACAGGTTTAGGAACTGCTGCAACTAAAGATGCTGGAGCTGCACTTGGCGTAGCAACACTAGATGCTGGCGGTAAAGTACCAGCTTCACAAATCCCTTTACAGGGTGACTTAAATTATCAAGGCACTTGGAATGCAACAACAAACACACCTACCCTTACAAGCTCAGTTGGTACTAAGGGTTACTACTATGTCGTGGATGTTGCAGGAACAACCAACCTTAACGGCATCACAGATTGGCAAGTTGGTGATTGGGCAATCTTCAATGGTTCAGTATGGCAAAAGGTCGATAACACCGATGCAGTTACCAGCGTAAACGGATTCACCGGTACTGTAGTTCTTACGACTACCAACATTGCTGAAGGTACAAACCTTTACTACACCGATGCTAGAGCTAGGGCTTCAGTAAGTGCTGGCACAGGTATTAGCTATTCTTCTTCTACAGGCGTAATTACCAACGCTGCACCTGACCAAACTGTAGTCTTGACGGCTGGTACAGGAATTAGCACTAGCGGTACATACCCTAACTTTACTATTACCAACACTAGCCCATCTTTGGGTGGCGATGTAGTAGGGCCAAGCTCTGCTACTGACAATGCCGTAGCTAGATTTGATACAACTACAGGTAAATTGATTCAAAACTCTGTAGTCACAATCGGTGATACAGGGGCAGCTACAGGCTTTACTACCCTTTCAGCTTCTACTTCTGTAAGTACACCAATCGTAAAAGCCACAAGCTCTGCTGGCGGTGCGTTACAAAACTCCGGTGGTACTTCCCAAATCCAATGGGGAGCTGGTGGCGGTAACAATGTATCCATTGATGTATCAGCCAACTTAAACGGCACTAATGCACAAATAGACATTAGCCCTACAGGTACTGGTCATGTACATATTAAGCCTACAGGCACAGGTGCTGTAGAAATTGCACCTACAAGTGCAGGGACAATGAATAACATGGTTATTGGTGGCACAACACCTTTAGCCATTACTGGTACAACCATTACTGCTACAACCTTTAGCGGTTCAGGTGCAAGCCTTACCTCTATTCCTAATTCTGCCCTTGTAAACTCAGCTATTACTATCAATGGAAGTTCAGTCAGTTTAGGTGGCTCAACTACCGTAACGGCTACAGCTACTAACGCTTTGACCATTGGTTCATACCTGACAGGCACAAGTTATAACGGTTCTACTGCAGTCACTATTGCTGCTGATGCCACTTCTGCCAATACTGCAAGCAAGCTAGTAGCTAGAGATGCAAGCGGAAACTTTTCTGCTGGCGTTATTACAGCAACCAGCTATGTAGGCGTATCAGGCGGTACATTCTAATGTTTCAAACTGCTTTCCAAGTAAACGCATTCCAAAACGATGCGTTTCAGATTGTCATTACCCCGGTAGAGCCTACAAAAAAAGGTGGTGATGATGCCTCATGGACTGCAGAAGAAAGAAAACGCTACAAAGCATTACAGAAGAAGCTCAAGAAAGCTGAAGAAGCTCGGATGGCAGCTCTCAAGGCTGACCAAGAAGCTCGTAGAGCATTCATTCGTGGACAGATTGACCCACAAGTTAGTGAATCCTTACCTGATGTAGAATCACCTGAGCAAGTTGTAGAAGCTAAGCAAAAAGAAATCACTAACTATGATGCTTTAATAGCTAACCTGCAAAGACAGTCCCAAGATTTATATAATGCGGTATTGATTCGCCAAGCAAAAGAGCGTTTAGAACAAGAAATTGCAATACTTGAAGCTAAGAGATTGGCTGAACTAGATGATGAGGAAAGTATTTTAGCGTTGTTTTTATAAGGAGAAAGCGTGATTACTTACGCAGAACTGGTAGTACAAGCATGACAGCTTACAGACAATACAAAAAAGGTGTAGACCTACTACACATGGGTCATTTCCAAGCTGGATTTAGACTATTTGAGTTTCGTTGGCATCCTAAAGTGATGGAAGCTACTGGCGAACAATGGAAAAAATGGGTAAAAGCCCCTAAATGGGATGGTGAACGCTTAATCGGTAAGCACATAGTCGTGCAGATGGAGCAAGGCTATGGAGATATTATCCAGTTTGCTAGATTCCTACCGATGCTCAAGGCATGGGGAGCAAAAACGCTTAGCGTAATGTGCCATGAATCCATGATGCAGCTCTTGGGTACGATGGATTGCATAGATTACTTGTCTTGCAACAAGACTGACGGCCCTCAGATGGAAGCTGACTACTGGATTGGGTCTATGTCCCTACCTCATTTTGCTACTTATGCCCCACCTTTTGTAAAACAATCCTTTCCAATTACGACAAACAAGATAGTAGGCTCAGAAGGCTACTTTGAGGCTAGACCATCCAATATTGAACGCAAAGTAGGGGTAAATTGGTCAGCATCTAATGGCCCACTCCACTACACCAAGTCAATTCCACTAGAAACCATGCGTGAGTTGGTGGGTGATGATGTTTATTCCCTGCATATTGAGCTAGATGACATCTTTGACCCATTACCTAACGATGGCTGGAAGGGTAACTTCTACAAAACAGCTTGCCACATGAAAGCCATGAAAGCGGTAGTAGCCCCGGATACTGCAACTGCTCATTTAGCTGGGGCATTGGGGGTTAAATGCTTCCTTTTGCTGCCTGACCATGACTATATCTGCTGGCGTTGGAAAAATGCTACATGGTATGACTCAGTTGTACTATTACGCAAAGAAGAATGGCATACATTACCTAAACTTTTGGAGGCCCTATGATTATCAATGTCAAACACACCTGCAAACTTTGTAATAGCGAATATGAAGCACCGGATAGGTCAAAGATGTCCGATAAGGAGTATTACTTGACCTTTTGGAATTATGAGCTGGGAAGCCCTGAAGCTGAACAGGCATGGAAAGAGAAGCAAGAAATGACTGCTAGGGAAGCACCTATGGTCATGTCAGATATTGAAGGCTATGTATCACAGGTAGACGGCACTTGGATTAAAAGCCGTAGCCATCACCGTAGCCACTTAAAAGAGCACCGAATGATTGAGTTAGGCAATGACCCAATCATGAAGCACCCTGAAGCAAAACTAAGCAAACAGTCTATGGAAGCTAGGAAACGCCAAATAGCTGAATTAGCCCATGCAAAATTACGATAACCCCCTGATAACTTAGGAGAAAACCATGTCAGAAGAACAATTAGACCGTAGAGAAATGTTGATGCAGGCTATGGAAGCTGCAGAAGAAGGCACTTTAGAAACCCCTGAAGAAAAGCCTTTAGAAGTAGAAGCTACCGATGATATTGCTGAGCAAGCTCGCAATGAAAAGGGACAGTTTGTCAAAGAGGAAGAAGAAGCTCCTCACATGGAAGCTGAGGCAGAAGAAGCCCCTGAAGAAGTGCAGGAAGAAGAAAAGCCTGCTCTGCAAAGACCTACAACATGGAAAAAAGAGTATTTACCTATTTGGGATAAGCTGACCAATGGTGAGCAACTTACTAAGGAAGAAGGCATCAAGCTGGCTGAGTATGCTGGTATCCAGCGTGAAACAGAGTTTAAGCGTGGAGTGTCTACCTATAAGGCTGAAGCTGACCGGGCTAGACCATTAGTGGACATTATTGCCCCTATTGAAAAGAGCTTGCATAGTCGTGGAATCAACCCAGTTCAGTATGTGCAGAACTTGGTAAGAGCTGAGCAAATTCTGACTCATGCACCTTATCAACAAAAATTGCAAATATTTCAACAACTAGCAGCAGATTATGGAATACAATTAAACAATGAAGGTCAGGCAACACAGCTTGACCCTTATACGCAACAACTGATGAACCAGTTAAATCAGGTAAATCAGGAAGTTTCATCTATCAAAGGTAGGTTTGCCCAAGAGGAAAACCAACGCTTAATGGGTGAAATTGAAAGAGTAAGAAGTGATGTGGAGAAATACCCTCACTTTGATGTGGTAAGGGAAGAAATGGCTCAACTACTTGAGTTAGGGAAAGCCCAAGACCTAGAAACAGCTTACAAGAAAGCTGTGCGTATGAATGATGATGTATGGGCATTAGAACAAGACAGACTCTTGAAAGATGCCAAACAATCAGCAATCAAAGCACAACAAGTACAGAAAGCGAAGGCTGCTGCAGTAAGTCCTCGTTCCGTTACACCTAGCGGAAAAGTGGCTGACACAGGAGATAAAAAGGATAGACGGTCTTTATTGTCCGAGCAATTAGGCGAGGCAATGAGCCGTAGGGTTTAACTAGCCAATTTTGGCAATTTTTTAACTAAGGATATATCATGGCATTCGCTAACTCAGCAATTACCGATATTATCGCTACCACTATTCAAAGTCGTAGCGGTGAATTGGCAGACAACTTAACAGAAAACAATGCGATTCTTCAACGCTTAAACGCCAAGGGCAATGTACGCCCATTCTCAGGCGGTAATGTGATTCTTGAAGAAATCATGTACAACGACCCTAACACTAACAACGCTAATTCTTATAGCGGTTACGAAGTGTTGAACATTTCTCCTGACAGCCCAATTTCTGCTGCTCAGTACAAGATTGCTCAGTACGCTGATAGCGTAACAATGAGTGGTTTGGAAATGTTGCAAAACAGCTCTAAAGAAGCAATCATCGACCTCTTGGATGGTCGTATGCAAGTTTCTGAAGCTCGTTTGCTCAACCGTATCTCTAGTGACCTTTATGGTGACGGTACAGGTAACGGTGGTAAGAACTTGGATGGTTTGGGAGCTGCTGTTTCTGCTACCCCTACTACTGGTACTTACGGCGGTATCAACGCTGCTAACTGGGACTTTTGGCGTAACCAAATCACTACTGGTGTAACTACAACTCCTTCAACAACTAACATTCTTGCTAAGATGACTGAAGCTGCTATCAAGCAGATTCGTGGTACTGACAAGGCTGACTTGATTGTTGCTGGTAACACAATGTATCAACTCTATGTAAACAGCTTGCAAGCTATCCAGCGTATCGCTTCTGAAGAATCCGGTGCTTCCGGCTTTGCTTCATTGAAGTTCTACGGTGGTGGTACTTCTGCTGATGTGGTATTGGGTGGTGGTTATGGTTCACAAGAAACAGCTACATATATGTATATGTTGAACACTAACTACATCTTCTTCCGCCCACACAAAGAGCGTAACTTTGTACCTATCGGTGGTGAACGCCAAGCAATTAACCAAGATGCTATTGTTAAGTTATACGGCTGGGCCGGTAACCTCACAACAAGCAACCGTTTCTTGCAAGGTTTATTGACAACCTAATAGATAGGGGGAAACCCCTATTTAATCTTGTCTACTCAATTAATTTAAGGAAATAATCATGGCATATTCAACACTACCCATCGCTGGTATCGACTTAGAAACAGTACAAACTGCAGCAGAAATTGTTGTAGAAGGCGAACCAGTAAACTTTGGCCCACTCGGTACACAAACTTTCGCTTCTGATGGTTTGCGTTATGTATGGGCTAAGGCAGCAGCTACTATCGCTCCTAGCACTACAGTATGTGCTATCGACACAACAGCCTTTACAGTTGCAGCTACTGGTGGAGCTTATATCTCCCCAGCAGTTTCAATGGTTTCAGGTGACTACGGTTGGTTCGGTAAAGCATCTGTTTAATCAGTAACTTGTAGTACCATAGGGATACCCCCAAAAAGGGTGTCCCTTTTTCTTTTTATAACCCTAACCACTTAGGAGAATTAAAGATGGCATTACCATCCGACACTATGGGAGCAGATTCCTTACTATCTGTTACCTTCTATAAACGGTCTATGAAGCAAGAAGATGCTTCTATTGAAGCAGGCAGACCAATCTACAAAGAGTTTGATTTTGTTCGTATTAATGTCCCCGGTGACACATTAAATGAGATTGACACCTATGCAAGGGAAGAACATAAAGCTCGTTTTCCTCGCCAATGGGCTCATTATCAGAACCAAGTTGGCAACAATGAGAATATTGTTGGCACACCATTGGAACAATGGACACAGATTACTCGTTCCCAAGCTGAAGAACTCAAAGGCTTGAAATTCCCTACAGTAGAGGCTATTGCTGGTGCTTCTGACCTACAAATCCAAAAGATTGGCATGGCTGCAGGCATGAATCCTTATACTTTCCGAGACAAGGCTAAAGCATTCCTTAATTTGGCTAATCAAGTTGGTGAAACTAACCAGCGTGAGGCAGAGCTAGAAAAGCTACGCCAAGAAAACGCTGCAATCAAAGCTGCATCGGAAGCTCAATTAGCTAAACAACAAGCTCAGATTGATTCTTTAATGGCTATGATGGCTGAGAAAAAGCCTAGAGGCAAAAAAGTTAAAGAAGAAGTAGTTGAAGAACGAAAAATAGAAGTAAAATTTGCTGAATAAAAAGGGGGAGAAATCTCCCTTTTTTGTATATAATCGAAACAAATACCCAACTACTTGGGGAAAACCAAGTAAAGGATATATATGTCATCTACGATGCTCCAATTAGTTCAGCAAGTTACAGCCGAACTTAACTTAGCAGTACCATCCTCAGTAGCAGGTAACCCATCCCAAGATGTCCAGCAAGTGCTGGCTCTAATGAACGGACAGGGCTATGACCTCATTAAAGAGTTTGATTGGCAAGCATTACAGGTTCAATATCGTTTCTACACTCAAGCAATTAATTGCAATGCAACAGCAATAGCTGACTCTACCTTATTAGTTGTAGACCCCGGTGTAGACATTACAGCCGTAGACAGCCAATGGCAGATTACTGGTTACAACATCAATCAAGACACTTATGTATCTACAGTAAGCGGTCAAAACATCATTATGTCTCAGATGGCTTCAGGTTCAGGCAACGGAGCTATCGTATTAGCTCAAACAGCCTATGACCTACCTTTTGACTTTGAGTCCATTACAGACCGTACCCAATGGGATAAAACAAAGCATTGGGAAGCTCTAGGCCCTGAAGATGCTCAGCAATGGCAATGGCTAAAGTCGGGATATATCTCTACAGGCCCTCGTATTCGCTGGCGTATCTTGGACAACCAATTCCAAGTATGGCCTCCAATGAATACCCAAGAGTATCTAGGCTGGGAATACAAATCTAAAGGATGGGTGCGTGGCTATGATGGGGCTGTTAAGACTAGCTTTACTGCTGATTCCGATACTACTATCCTTGATGACCGTATTGTTGTTTTGGGTACTAAGCTGAAATATTGGGCAATTAAAGGCTTTGATACAACTGCATTGATGCAAGAATATCAGCGTTATTTGTCAGTTGCGAAGGCTGCAGACAAAGGTGCTCCTAATCTTAGCTTTGCTCCTTACCCATCTAAAGTCCTTATTGGTTACGCTAACATCCCTGATACTGGCTACGGTTCATAATGAGAGCAAAACAGAATACAGCTACGACTACTTCTGTACCTGCTCCTATTGGTGGATGGAATGCTAGGGATTCTCTAGCCAATATGTCCCCTACGGATGCGGTTCAGTTAGTAAACTGGTATCCAACTCCTACTGATGTGACAATGCGTAGAGGATATACAGCAGGGTCTATTTTGACTACTACTGATGGTGTAAAGACCATTTCTAGCATTACTTATGTAGACACAACTGCCACTCTTACAACTGCTACAGCTCATGGTTTAACTACCGGTGCTTATGTATATATTAGCGGTACAACTCCTGCAGACTATAGCGGTGTATTTAAGATTACTGTAATGAGCACCACAGTTTTTACTTACACAATGGTTACAGTACCTTCAGGCAATGCAACGGTAGTAGGCACTTACAAGAATCAAGCATATACCCCTGTAAACACTTTGATGAATTATTCAGAAGTTGTGTCTTACAAGCTATTTGCTGCTGCCGGGGACACTATTTATGAATCCAAGCAAAACCCTGCTTTACCTGTATTTACAGGTATTACTAGCGATAAATTAGAGTTTATTAACCTAACTAATACTTCAGGTCACTATCTAATTGCTTGTAATGGTGTAGACCCAGTAATGATTTACGATGGTTCTGCATGGTTTTATGTAGCTACCACTTCAACTGCTCAAACAATTAGCACAATTACTAGAGGCGGTACAGGCAATTTGACAGCTACAGTAACTACTGCTGCTCCTCATGGTTTGGTAGATAAAAACCGAGTGACTATTTCAGGTGCTACAGAATCAAACTATAACGGCACTTATGTCATTGATGTAACAGGGGCTTCAACCTTTACTTACACAATGGCTACAGCTCCAGCAGCTAACGCTACTGTAGTAGGCAGTTATACAGTTATTGGCATTACAGGGGCAGATTCAAGCACTTTTATTAATGTAAATTTGTTTAAAAATCGTCTTTATTTCACTCAAAAAGATACCTTAACTTGTTGGTATTTAGATGTAGATGCTATTGCTGGGCCTGCATCACCCTTATATTTTGGTGGAATAGCTCGTAATGGTGGCTATTTGCAAGCAATGGGTACTTGGACATTAGATGCTGGACAAGGTGCTGATGACTATGCCGTATTCGTTACTAGCATGGGTGAAATTATCGTTTACAACGGTACTGACCCTGATAACGCTGACACATGGGCATTAAAAGGTGTTTGGCAATTAGGTCAAACCTTTAGCCGTAGGTGTTTCTTTAAGTGGTCAGGTGACCTTCTTTTGCTAACTCAAGATGGTTTAGTGCCTCTTTCTTCAGCACTTCAGTCTAGTCGTTTAGACCCTAGAGTAAACCTCACAGACAAGATTTACTTTGCCGTAAGTCAAGCTGCAACCCTGTATTTTGCTAATTTTGGCTGGCAAATCAATTATTTTGCTAGTGAAAATATGCTGATTTTGAACATTCCTATTACCAACGGAACTGAGCAATATGTAATGCACACCATTACTAAATCTTGGGGTCGTTTTACAGGTATTGAAGCCCATTGCTGGGAAGTATCAGGCGATGCTGACATTCACTTTGGTGGAAACGGCATTATTGGTGACTTTTACGACTCCAATGCAGATGATGGAAACAACATTACTGCTGCAGCTCAACAGGCTTATTCCTATTTTGATAGCCCCGGACAGTTAAAACGCTTCACAATGGTACGACCAATCCTCCAATCTTCAGGCGGTGTACCTAATGTTTATTGTGGTTTAAGCACCGACTTTGATACTCAAATCAATCTTGGACAGGTTTCGTTTAACCCTAGCACTCAAAGCGATGGAATATGGGATGCTAGTAAATGGGATAACGCTACTTGGGTAGGTGGTCTTACAACGACTAAAATATGGCAAGGCGTAACAGGAATTGGCTTTACTGGCTCTATTAACTTGAATGTGGCAGCTCGTAATATTGAATTACATTGGGCTTCTACAGACTATATTATGGAGCGAGGTGGGGTAATTTGATTCTTCTTAATCAGCAAAGTCTAAAGGATTGGGCAATAAAACATAAGATGCCAACCCCTGCAGATGCTCATTACTTAGGTCAAGTTACCAACGATGAAATTAGAGCAGTCGTAGTGTATTGTGGCTTTTATGGTAAATCTTGCATGATTCATGTAGGTTCAGAAGGTGACCATTGGGCTACAAAAAGTTTTTTAAGAGCAGTATTCGATTATCCGTTTAATAAACTGAAACTCAAGGTTATAATCGGTACAGTTGCAGGGAGTAATGAAAAAGCCCTAAAACTAGACCGACACCTTGGTTTCAAAGATGTTGCTTTTATCCCTGATGCACATGATGACGGGGATTTGGTGATACTAGAAATGAGACCATCTTTCTGTAGATGGTTATAAGGAGAAGGTTATGGGAGCAGGTGCAGGAATACAACCAGCAGCAACAATGAGTGGGCAAGTAGCTGCTACGCCAATGGCTGCTACTACTATGAGTGACCCTAATACGGCTACTTTAGGTACAGGTCAAACATCTAGCCCTTATGCTGGCAGTTCAAACCCTTACATTCAAGCTGCACAAGCTACCACTATGGGTAACTTGTATGGTGCTAGAGCTGCTACCCAAGCTAACCGTATCAATCAAAATACGCCTTATGCAAACCTAAACTACACGCAAAGTCTTGATGCTAACGGCAATCCAGTATGGACTGCTAACCAACAATTAGCTGCCCCTTTGCAATCAGCTTTAGGTAATATTCAAGGTCAATTAGCCCAATCTACTGCAACCCCTTTTGATGTGAGCCAATATCAAGCTCAAACAGGTCAAGGTTATACAGGGATGGAAGGCTGGGATAGAGCTACTCAACTTATCAATCAACGCTTACAGCCACAGATTGAACAAAGCCAAGAGCGTTTACAAGCTCAATTAGCTAATCAAGGTATTGCTCCGGGTACTGAGGCTTATAACCGAGCTATGAATTTGCAAGCTCAAAAGACTAATGACTTAATGAATCAAGCTCAATTAGCTGGTTCACAAGTTCAAAATCAGTTACAAGGTCAAAGCCTTGCACAGCAACAAGCTAATAACGCTGCATTGCAACAGAATTATCAGCAAGCATTACAGCAAAGAAACTTGCCATTGTCTCAGCTAGGTGCTTTCCAACAAGCTACACAGCCGGGTTACATTAATCCGTACACTCAAGCTGCCGTTGCAGGCCCTGATTATCTTGGTGCTTACACTACAAGTCGTGCTGCTGATATTGCCCAACAAAATGCCCAAGCTGCTAAAACTGCCAACTTGCAAAGTGGTTTGTTTGGCTTAGGTCAAAGTGCAGTTCTAGGAGCTGGTGGACTTGGCAATTTAGGTGCTTCCGTTCTTGGTGGTGCTACTACTCTAGGTGGTTTGCTAGGTTTAACTAATAGTGGTTTAGATAGCCCATTCGTAAGTAGTGCAGATTACCTAAACAATATTGGAGCTACCAGTAGCGGTATGTTTGACCAATCTTTGTCAAGTAGCGATTACTTAGAAGAACTGTACGGTAACCTTGGAATATTCTAATGTTTAAAAGCAAACATTCAGGCTGGACATGGGAACTAAAGCGTACTCCTTTTGGGGGTGGCGGTGGCTGGAATCCTATATCTGCTATTACAGACCCTATTTCTAGTGCTCTAGGTACTGATGGTGGCGGTGGCGGTATTTTAGGTGGTTTAGCTGATATTGACCCCGGCCCTGCTATCGGTCAAGGTTTGGCTGAAGTAGACCAATTTGTTAATAGAGAAGTCCCGAGTGGCTGGGTGTTGCCTGCTGCTTTAGCTGCTGCATACGCTACTGGTTACATTGACCCTACATTATTTGCTTCTGAAGCTGCTGCAGCCGAAGCTGCTGCTGCTGGTGCTGGAAGTATTGCTACCGAAGCTGGCCAAGCTGCTTTCTTTGAGGCTTTAGCTGCTGGTGCTTCTAGTGCTGAAGCGGTGCAAACTGCAATGATTCTTGAAACTGCTGCTGCTGCAGGATTAGAAGGTGCTGCTTTAACACCTGAGATGATTCAATTTGCTAATGCTTCTGCTGACCCTATTGGCACAATCAATGCTATTGCAGGCATGACCCCTGAAGAATTTGCTGCAGCCACACAATATATTGGTGGGCCTGCAACTGCAGAAGGGTTTACTGCTGGTCAAGATTTAGCCCAATTAATGCAGTCTTACCCTGATTTAAGTGCAGCACAGTTAGAAGATATTATGCTGATTAACTACGGTACAGACCCAATGTTAGCTGCTGATGCTGCTAATTTGGCTGCCCAAGGTTACGATGCTGCCACTATTGACCAAGTATTAGGTTATTCTTACAACGCTTCTGAGTTGGCTGGCACAGGTATTGAATCAGTAGCTGCTGACTCTGCTGCTGGCATAAACGCTAAAGATGTATTAAAGAATGTAAGTCGTGCTAAACAACTTGCCAACCTTTTAGGTAGTGCTGGTAGTGCTGTAAAAGCAAGCAAACTGCCTACTCCTCAGCAATGGCAAACTAAAGCTGCTCAGAACTTTATTACAGCTCCACAAGAGCAATTTGGTGGCTTGTATCAGATGAACAAGAACCCATTTACATTCCAAAACCCATTAGCCAATGCTTTGGCTGGTGGTAGTAAGCAACCCGGTATTTACGATGTATCAGGAACACAAGGTCAAGCATTAAATACCGACCAGCAAAACAAAATTTACTCTAGTTTATTGAGGTCTTAATCATGGCAGATACTACTGAACAACAAATTTTAGGTACACCTGATGTAGCTGATTTAAGCCGTCAAAGAAAACTAGCTGAATTGCTAATGGCTCAAGGTATGCAGCAACCACAAGGTCAGATGATTAGTGGTTACTATGTAGCTCCTAGCTGGTCTCAACAATTAAACCCATTGGCTAATATTGTGGCTGGTCAAGCAGTTGGTGAAAGAGCTGACACACAACAAGTAAAGATGGCTGAAGCGTTGCGTGGCAAACAAGCTATGGAAATTGAGAAATTTGGTGAATTAGAAGCCAAAGATAAGCCTGCTGCATTGCGTTATGCCTTATCTACCGATAATCCAGTATTGCGTGACATTGCTAAAGAAGAACTAAAAGGCATTAAATTAGGCAAAGGCGATATATTTACTCGTACATCATTAGGTGGTGGCACAACTAAATTAGAAGGCACTCCTGACCTTCCGGATGTCATCCAATATGCAATTAGCGTAGGTGGTTTACCTGCTAACCCAGCAACATGGAATGAGCAACAAAGGGCTTATGCTAAAAACTTAATTGAATCTAAAGCAAAAGCTGGTGCTTCTTCTCTTACTATGCCTTCAGAAGGTGAAAGAAAAGCTGGTTTCATGGCTAATATTTTAGATAGAAATATTTTGCAAATGCAGACAGCTTTAGGGGTAGACCCTAGTGCAGTTAAGCCTAATGTACCAGCAAGCGTTGTAGAAGCTATTGCAGGCCCTAATTTATTGTCTAGAACAATGAAGCCTGAACAAAGACAAATTATTGAGGATTCTCAATTAGATGTCCTTGATGCTGCTTTAACATTGCGTACTGGTGCTGCTTACACAAGAGAGCAGTTGAACGCTATGCGTGATACCTATTTCCCTGTGTTAGGTGACAAACCAAAAGCAGTAAACGCCAAGAAACAGCGTTTAGAGACATTGCTAGAAGGTGCTTATATTGCTTCAGGTAGGGCAACTCCAGCAAGAGTCTCTGCTCCATATACGCCTCCTTCTGCACAACCTAATGTAAACCAGCAGCTCAATATCCCTGCTGCTCCACAAGCACCTAAGTTTTTAGGATTTGAACCAGCACCTACAGGACAAAGATAATGCCAATAGCACGATTTGAAATGCCTGATGGTCGTATTGCTAGATTTGAAGTAGCAGAAGGCACTACGCCTGAACAGGCACAAGCGATGATTGCAGAACAAGTTGCTACCTCTGCTTCTCCTATGTCTTTTGGACAAACAGGCGGTGGTGCTGCAACTGGCAGACCTATTAATCGTGGTCAATTAAATGTACAAGCAACTCCTAGACCTTTAGAGTCAGCGATGGCTGGCTTTACCAAGTCTATGGTGGATGTACCAGTAGGAGCTGCACAGTTAGCTACTGGTGGTAATTTAGGCACAAGTCAATTAGCTCAGAAATTAGGGCAACAAGCTGGCGAATACCAAGAAGCTAATCCTATTGCTTATGGTACAGGTCGTGTTGCTGGTGCAGTAGCCCCGGCTATGGGTGCTGCTAATGTCATTGGTCAGATTCCATCTTTTGCTAAAGCTGCTCCACTTGCACAAAATATAGGCATGGGTACAGCTTTAGGTGCTATGACCCCTGAAGAAACAGGTAAAACAGGTCAAGAACTATACAAAGAACAAGCAAAACAAGGACTTATTGGTGGCTCTTTAGGTGCTGCTTTAACTCCATTACAAAAGCTAATAGGTGTATTGCGTGGCCCTGAACAAACTCCACAGATGGCTGGAGCTGTAGAAAAAGCTAGAGAAGCTGGCTTTGTAATACCTCCAACTCAAGCCAAAGGCTCTTTGGTCAATCGTGCTTTAGAAGGTACTGCTGGCAAAATTTCTACAGCACAGAACGCTAGTGCTAAAAACCAAGAAGTCTTTAATAAGATGGCAGCTAAGTCTTTAGGATTGCCTGAAGAAGAAATTTTAACGCCTGAAAGTTTAAAAAATATTAGAACCGTTGCTGGCAAGGCATACGAGAATATTGAAAACATCGGCACAATCAAGCCTAGCAAAGAATACACAGAAGGCTTAAATCAGATAGCTAGTAAGCCATTAAAGGCTCAAGCTGGCTTTCCTAACGCTAAGCCTAGCCCTATCATTGATTTAGCTGAATCGTTGAAATCTGAGGCTTTTGATGGCTCTGCTGCTGTAGCTAAGATTATTGACCTTCGTGATGCTGCCAACACAGCTTATGCTTCAAATCAAAAGCTATTGGGCAATGCCAACAAAAAGGCTGCTGAGTTGCTTGAAAATGAAATTGAACGCCATTTAAAGACAACTGGTCAAAAAGAAATGCTTGATGAGTTTAGAGATGCTCGTCAATTAATTGCTAAGACTTACACAGTTGAAAAGGCAATGAATCCGGTATCAGGCAACATTAGCGGTAAGGCTTTGGCTGCAGAATTGAAAAAAGGTAAGCCTTTAAGTGCAGAACTCAAAGCTGCTGCTGAGTTTGCTACACAGTTTCCTAAAGCTGCTCAAACAGTTGAGTCTATGGGTAGCTTGCCACAAACAAGTCCTTTAGACATTGGAGCTGCTGGTGTCATGGCTTCTCTTACAAACCCTGCTGCATTGGCAAGTTTAGGTGTAAGACCGGGAGCTAGAGCTGCAGCATTGTCAGGCCCTGTACAGAATCGTCTTGTGCAAGGAAAAGTAACTCCTGAGCAAGCTAATTTGGCTAAACTATTGATGTTGCAAGGCGGTATTCCAGCAACAAACGCATTAATTAAAGGAGTTGGCAATGAGTAGAAACGGTAGCGGAGTCTATAACCTCCCAGCAGGTAACCCTGTAGTAACAGGTACAACCATTACCTCTAGCTGGGCTAATACAACAATGCAAAACATAGCTGATGCCCTTACTCAATCAGTAGCTTCTGATGGTCAAACTCCGATGAGTGGAAACCTCAATATGGCAACAAATAACATAAACAATGTTGGTACACTTACAGCATTAACTGGCATTTTTGGCGGTACATTCTAGTAAAATAAGCTATGCAACATTACACCTATGCTCATTCTCGACCTGATGGAAGCCTCTTTTATATAGGTAAAGGACAGAAAAATCGTGCCTATACTTATGGCAACAGAAGCGAGTATTGGAAGCGTATTGTAAATAAACATGGTAATCCAACAGTAGAAATTCTTGCTTATTGGAAAACTGCTGAAGAAGCATATGACCATGAAAAGCTACTTATTTCTTGTTTTAGGGATATGGGCTACAAATTAGCTAATTTAAGTGATGGTGGCGAAGGTGCTGCTGGAACTAAACATACACAAAAAACTAAAGATTATTTGCGTAAGATTAACCTTGAAAGGGTGCTTACGAATGAACAAAAAGCCAAAATTTCTGCTGCTGGTAAGCGCAAAAGATTAAGCGAAGAAGCAAAAGACAAAATTCGACAAAAAGCAATAGGCAGAAAAATGTCGGCTACACACAGAGCTATTATGTCTGCTACCCATAAAGGTAAAAAGCAAAGCCCTGAACAAATTAAAAAACGAATTGAAGCAAGATTAGCTACTATTGCAGCTAGAAAAAACGAAAGAAAGGTTTAATCATGGCCCAAACTGGCTTTACGCCCATAAGCATTTACTATAGCAGCACAGCATCTGCCGTTCCGACTGCAGGCAATTTGGTGGCTGGAGAGCTAGCGATAAACACAGCGGATGGTCGTCTCTACTACAAAGACTCTGCTGGCGTAGTCCAAGTTATTGGCACTAAAGGTGGTGTAGGGTCATCTACTACTACTCAAGTCCTCTATAACTCTAGTGGCTTAGTCGTAGGCTCTGCTAACCTAACATTTAATGGCACAACCCTTACAGTAGCTAATGATGCTTCTATATCAGGTCTTACTGTTGGTAAGGGTGGTGGTGCTGTTTCTACTAATACTGCAATCGGTAGTGGTGCAATAAATGGAACAGGGTATTCAGCTACTACAGCTGTTGGTTATCAAGCCCTTTATGTAGGTGGTGGAGGCTCTGAAACGGCTGTTGGTTATCAAGCTCTATATTCTTCACAAAGTTCTGCTGGATTTAACTCAGCACTTGGTTTTCAGTCTTTATATTCAAATACAACTGGACTTTATAATGTAGCAATTGGAACTTCTGCTTTAAGGTCAAACACCACAGCCTCTAACAACACCGCTGTAGGTTATCAAGCTGGTTACAGCAACACTACTGGCAATATTACTGTTTTTGGTCGTCAAGCTATGTATTACAACACTACTGGCTCAGACAACACAGCAATGGGTAATACGGCATTACTCAATAACACTACAGGAAATAGCAATTCAGCATTTGGAACAGGTGCTTTAGTTTCTAACACCACCGCTTCTAATAACACTGCAGTAGGTTATCAGGCTGGTTATACAGGCACAACTGCAACAAATTTAGCTTTGTTTGGTTATCAAGCTGGGTATAACAACACAGCAAACGATACAACTGCTATAGGTTATGCAACACTTTTAGCCAACACTACTGGTTCAGCTAATACCGCATTAGGTTCTATTGCTTTACGCTTTAATACTACTGGTGCAAACAATGTGGCAATTGGTAAAGAAGCACTTCAAGCAAACACCACAGCTTCTAATAACACCGCAGTTGGCTATCAGGCTGGTTATTCTTCAACTGGTGGTGGTAATACTTTTTTAGGTTATACAGCTGGAACAAGTTTAACAACAGGAACACAAGGTGTTTATGTTGGTTATTGCGATTCTTCTAGTGGTTCAGTTTCAAACGAATTAGTTATATCGGGAAGTGGTGCTGTTGGTAAAGGTGCTAATACAGGCTTTATTTCACCCAATAGTGGTGGTGTATATCAAGGTAATAACTCTACACTTTGGTCTATTACTTCTGACCAACGCCTTAAAAAGAACATTGTTGATAATAAAACTGGTCTTGATAAAATTACACAAATTCAAATTCGAAACTTTGAATACCGCACAGCAGACGAAGTCACTGAATTAGACCCACAAAACGCTATTGACATTAAAGGTGTTCAATTAGGTGCTATTGCTCAAGAACTTCAAGCTATTCTTCCTGATTGCGTAAAAACTGAATCGACTGGTGTAATGTCTGTTGATGCAAGCAATATTACATGGTATTTAGTAAACGCAATTCAAGAACTTAAAGCAGAAATTGACCAACTTAAAGGAGTTAAATAATGACTGAAATTACCGCAGAACAAGTAGAACAGTCTTACAAAGCAGCTATGGATTCTGTAAACCTACTCAACGCTGGACAGCCTGAGAATATGTCTGATGAAGATTGGGCTGATACAGTAAAGCGCAATAAAGAGCATTTAGAGATTCAAATTGCTAAAGGTGACTACTATGCTGGTTACGATTTAACGCCATTTGAAGAAGCTGTAAAATAATTTTTTAACCACGAAAGGAAATGACATGGAAAACATTAAAAAAAACCAAGTCACGATTGACGATGTAGAGTATGCGTTTGAAGATATGACACCAGAGCAGCAAGCAATGGTCAATCATATTGCTGATTTAGACCGAAAAATTGGTTCTACTCAGTTTAATTTAGACCAGTTGCAAGTTGGAAAACAGGCATTTATTGATATGTTAAAACGCTCCTTGACAGAAGTAGTCGAAAAAGCTGAAGTTGAAGTAGTGCAATAAGGAATGTTTATGGATGACGGCAAGATAGACCTTGTGCGTTATGGCGTACTTTGGCAAAAAGTAGAGAACTACGAGCAAAAGTTTGATGCTATGGAGAAAAAGATGGATAGCATGGAAGCCGATGTGAAGAAATTAGTTCTTATGGCAGAACGCTCAAAAGGCTCTTTATGGGCTTTGATGGGTGTTGCTGGCGTTGCCGGGTCTTTGCTTGCCTCCATTGCTGATTATTTCTTTAAAAAATGAAGTGCTATAAGTCCAAGACAATGTGGTTCTCAGTAGCCCTAGTTGTCTTTGGTGCTTTGCTAGACTACCTTCCTTACATTCAAACCCTAATTGAACCTAAATACTATGGCATCATTTTTGCCTTAGTAGGGGTTACTACTGCCATCCTCAGATACATCACAAAAGAGCCTATACAATGATTTATCTAATTTACCTAGTCCTAGTACCAATTAGTCTCGTTTTAACGCTGTTAGCCCTTATAACAGCTCCTATCATGCCTTTATTTAAGGTTATGAAAGAGTGGTGGTGTGATAACCATAGCTTCAGAGCTGTAGGCCCTGTTCTTCCATCATGGCTTAACTGGTTCATGACCCCGGACAACACCCTTGACGGTGATGCTACTTTCCAAAAGATAAACGGTATTAGCTATTGGGCTAAGGTTAAATGGTTATGGCGTAACCCTTGCTATTCTTTTGCTCTTAGATACCTTACCAATCCTTACGAAACGACTGTATATGGCGATAAAACCATTAAAGACAACGATAACGCAAAAGCTGGTTGGTGTTTTGTTCGAGCTAATGGCTTGTTTCAGTTTCGTTTTATTAAGCGTATTGCTAATACTAATCGCTGTATTTTGGTCAATCTTGGCTGGAATATCATGGGCTTGGTGGATGATAATGTCCAGCCTAAACCGGATACATGGCAAGCTACTTTCGTTTTTAGTCCGAGAATAAGTGGATTTCGGTAATGTTTGGTTTAAATATTTATGCAATCTACGCATTGGTAGCCGTAACTTTGTTTTGCGGTGGCTTTGTAACTGGATGCCAACACCAGCAAACTAAGGCTGAAAAGACCATTAGAGACAAGGAACATCAATACCAATCGGATGCTGATTTAATAAGGAAAGACAAAGATGCTCAACTCAAAGATATTAATAATCAGCTTGTCGATGCTGTTAGTGAGCTGCGTAAGCGTACCGGTCGTACCACAGAAACCAGCAATGGAAAAGGTTGCAACGGAACCAGCCTTTTTGCCGAGGATTCGGAGTTTCTTGTTAGGGAAGCTGCCAGAGCAGACGAAATAAGAGTAGGGCTAGAAGCCTGTTACAAGCAATATGAGGCGATTAAATGAAACATTCAGAAAAGATGACAATGATTGCCACAGTATCGCTGGCAACAATCCTAATGGCTATGGTTATGGTTATGTTGATTGGTTTATTCCATAGCAGCGTAAATAACGATAAAGTTTTTGAAATGCTATCTCCAGCGTTTCAGACGATTGTTGGTGGTTTTATAGGATTAATTACAGGTATCAAGATAGGTCAGAACGATGGCACAGATAACGATTGAAAAACTAAATTCACTAGGTTTAGATGAAAAGTGGCTAGACGGTCTTAATGACTGCTTTGATAAATATTCGATTAATACCCCTGAAAGACAGGCTTGCTTCTTAGCTCAGGTGATGCACGAAAGCAACTCATTTAAAAACCTATCTGAGAACCTTAACTACTCAGCTCAAGGCTTAATGCGTACATGGCCCAGCCGATTCCCTGACCTTGATGTAGCTGAGAAGTATGAGCACAATCCTGAAAAGATAGCTAACAAGGTCTATGCAGGTCGTATGGGCAACATTGAAGAAGGTGACGGCTGGAAGTATCATGGTCGTGGACTAATCCAACTCACAGGCAGAGAGAACTATGCTAATTTCGGACTTAATGCTGGTGTGGATGTTCTTAGTAATCCTGATTTGCTTACTACTCCTGAATATGCGAGTTTAAGTGCTGGCTGGTATTGGAATAAGCGTAACCTGAATGAGCTTGCCGATAAAAACCCAATGGATATTGAAGGCATTACCAAGAAAATCAACGGTGGCACTATAGGATTAGAAGATAGAAAAGCTAGAACTCAGAAAGTCCTAGCAATCCTTAGAGCTACTTAGACAGTCCTGAAGCTATCCTATTGGCTTTGAATAGGTAGTCATTACGATAAGTAGTAGGGGCTACCCATCCATAAGCTTTCCATAGCTTTGCTACATCTGCACCAGATGAATACTTAAACTGGCTGTTCTTAGCAACGGCTAGTTTTTCGTTTTCCATAACTTCCTCCACATTGATAGTAAATGAACCATCCTTTTCTTGGTAAATGCCATAAAAAGGAATTGGGTGCTCTAATTCAGATAATGTAAAAATTGCCATGATTTGCAAACTCCTTGTGATATTTGTTTCTAGCTTCTTGTGCTACCAATTCAGCTAGTTCTATGTCTTTGTAAATTCCAAAGTATGTTTTTTTGTTATTAACCATAAGCTGCACAGTCCACCTATTACTTGCTTTGTGCCAACTTACACCTTTAACTCCTGATTTGTTTTTGCTATGAAATCCCATGTTTTTCATGTTTTCTGAACGAGATGCTGGGCGTAAATTTTCAATATTGTTGTTAGTTTTGTCATTGTCAATATGGTCAATTTCTTTTGGCAAATAACCATGATGATATAAAAACACCAATCTATGAACCTTATGTTTTTGTTTGTTTATTTGTATGTTTACATACCCATGTTTATCAATACTTCCAGCTTTTGACCCAATAGCTATTTTTTGATTTAAAGATACTTTCCAATACAAACTGCCATTTTTGTATTCAAACAAGTCTTTTACTAGATTTTGGTTCATTGAGTAGCCTTGTCTATAAGTCGATTATTTGCCTGTAAAGTTCTCCAAATTTCTACACGGAGTTGGGCTGCTGTCATTTGCCATTTAAGTTTTTCTTCAGTTTCTACTGCCACTTTAAGACCATCTAGTAATGCTCGATATTCTGAATGAGCAAGACTGTCTCTTTCCTGACCAGCTATGGTGTCCACTCCTGCAAAAAAAGCTTCTTGCATGAGTAAAGCTCGTTTTGACTTGCGAAATTCGTCTAAATAAATTCTATCTGCTTTAGCTTTAGCAAACAATCCAGCGTTTTTAAGCAAAAAGTCTACTGCTGCGTTCGGATTAATTTCTTCCATTTTCTAACCTTTCAATTAAGATATTCCAAGCTGTTGCTGCACAGAGAGGCACTTGTCCGTTTCCAAGGGCTTTAATTCTGTCCACTTTGTCGGCCATCCCATCAGCCACTCTACCCACTCCGGGTTCAGACTTCCACCAAATTGCATTACCGATACCATCGCCAAATCGGTTTGATGTTTCTCTGCTCGCTTTATGCACAGTTCCTTGTCGTAATTCAGATTGCGATACATCCCGGTGTTTGGAGTTGGGAATGATTCCATTCTTTTCTTTAGAGCTTTCCGAGAGTTGCTGCCTCCATCTAGCCCGGTCGTGTTCGGAGTATGAAAAAATGTCATTCCGTTGGGCAACAATCCAAATTTTGTCTCTTTGGTGATTTGCTCCAACATCGGCTGCTCCCAGCACACACCATTCCGCATCGTACCCAAGCGTGGCCAAATCTCTAAGGACTGTTCCGAGTCCTCTAATAGTGAGCATTGGGGAATTTTCCACAAAAGCGTAACTTGGTCTAATCTCGCCAATAATCCTTGCCATCTCTCGCCACATTCCACTTCTTTCGGCTTCAATTCCTCCACCTTTCCCGGCTGCACTAATGTCTTGACAAGGAAATCCTCCCGATATGACATCAACAATTCCTCGCCAAGGCTTTCCGTCAAAGGTTTGAACATCATCCCAAATCGGGAAAGGCGGGAGAATTTTGTCATTTTGTCTTGCTGCAAGTACACAAGCTGGATAGGCTTCCCATTCGACTGCACAGACGGTTCTCCATCCAAGCAATTTGCCCCCAAGTATTCCTCCACCAGCACCTGCGAAAAGAGCCAACTCATTCATTTAATCTCCAAAAAATTAGTCATTGGCAAGCCAAATTCTTCTGTAAATTGCAGGCTTCTTTTCTCGTACCAAAACCCTAAAGTACCTTCCCACTCACCATTACGCTGCTTTGCACAAACCAAAAAGGTATCAGGCTTAGTGTTATCAGGAATCATGTTTACTTCTGTTTCCTTCTCTTTTTTGCGGTTTCTAGCCACCAAAAAAACATTGTCTACAAGGTCGGTAATAATCCCTGAGCCTTTAATGTCCTTTTTTTCAGCAATCTTGTCCCCTTCACCGGACTTTCTAAGGTGATGAACCAAATGAATATGAAGTTGCGTTTCTTTGGCTACATCACAAAGAGCATCTACAAAGTCTTTCTGACCGTTATAGTCATCCTCACCTCGCACACACTTCATCATGGAGTCAATAATCAGGTGCTGGATGCCTAATTCTTTGGAAGCGTAACGGCACAGAGCAACGGCTTGCCAAGGCTCTAAACGACCCACATGGTCATACAGGTATCCCCTATCCATTTTCCACGCTGAAAACGCCTCTATATCGTTTTTAGAGGGTATTGGCTGACCAGTTGCTTGTCTAGCCATTCGAGCAAGTGTTTTGTAAGGCTGCATTTCTAAGCTGGCAGTAAGCACCTTTTTATTCTGAGCCAACAATCCTAGCTTGAGCTGACCAAGCATTAAAGACTTACCTGAGCCATTCTCACCAGCCCAAATACTGACCTCAGCTTTTCTAAATCCTATGAGTTGGTCACACTTACGCCAAGGCAATTTATCCCCATCTATGCCGTACATCCTAGTGGCAAAGTAATGGTTTATTTCATCGGTAAACTCTGACTTTTCCCTAACTCGGTTACGAATATTCTCCGCTTCCCGGTAAGCATCAAAGTCAATATCCTCAGTTATGAGCAAAATATTTCTCCTTCAGAATCCATAGCTACAAGTTGGCTAGGCATTGTATTCACAATCTCTGCATACCATCTTGCAAACACTTCATCCGTAGCTTTGCCATGAATCAACTGAACTCTTTTGCCTTTAAGGATTGCAAGGTCATTAGGTTTAGGTCGTGACTTTTGGGTATAGACCATAGGAATATCGCCTTGGTCTTTACCATCAAACCATGATGGATTAAGGCCCACCACTACGATTACATCCTGAGTTGCTTTAGTTATTGCGTTTTGACCAATCATAAAAATCTCACTTTCTCCACTTGTTGAACATCACCTTTTAGCCATTCAGCTTTAAATCCTAACCAACTTCTTTCACAACATATTACCAATGCTTCATTCAAACTCTTACCAGCTTTACCAGCTTCCCTTACCAAACCTTTGAGTGCTGTATCGGTTATTGGTTTCTTAGCTGCTTTCCTAATTTTTAAATAGTCATTCCATACAGACTCAGTTACACCGTCAGGTGTATTTATATGGTCTTGGTTCTTGGTAATGGTCTTGGTTGCTATTGGGGTGGCAATAGGGGGGCTATTAGGTATGCTATTGGTAGGCTTTACATCCCTATTACCCCATCGTTTTTCAGCACCTTTTTTGCCTGATTCTTGTAAATACTGGTACTTTCCAATCTCTTTATCTGCCCTACTGCTGTGCCATAAATTGTCATTTTCAAGCTCAAAAAACTCATTTAGCAATGTCAAAACAATAGCTGGATTAGTCCTCACTCTACGAGCTATCCATGCTGCATCATTAGGAAATGGTGCTTCAGTCATGTAATAAAGGTCAATCATCCTCCGGTAAGCCAAATCTTCCTCATCGGTCAAATGACTTGTATGGCTGATGTAATCCCCTATGTGAAAAGGGTAAAAGTTCATCTCAGTCCTTTTTAAAAAGGTCAGGTCTTAACTGTTCTCTAGTCAAACGAAGCTCAGAAAGCTCCTCAATTTGTCGTAAATACTTAAATGGAATCTTCCCGGAGTTCCATAAATAAATGGTTTGAGGCTTAATTCCGAGCTTTTCAGCAAGGTTTATCAAGCTGCCAAACTCAATCTTTAATAAATCAGTTGGGTTCATGTAATTCTCCTTTTTCGCTATCATATACCAAAACTATGAGAAAATACACGCATTAGGGAATCCACCTATAAAAATAATTGAAAAATACTTGAAAAAGTGCTTGACGGATGGTTTTTACAGGAATAAAGTGGAGTCTAGTTCAACAAGTGATGAAGGGAAAGTAAAAATGAATAAACAGCAATTAAAACAAATCCAAATGGTTCAAGCATATTTAGCCAATGGAATGATTGATACTGCTGCAAGGTCAGTATCAGGAATGATTAGAAGTGCAATGTCTAATAAAAGCAAAAACGCTTTATTGCAATTTGCACAAGAAAACAATCTTGTAAATCAACCTGATTTTATTGTTTAAGGAGTAAGTGATGAAATACCAAATTACATACAAAGAATCAGGCGTAGTAAAAGGCTACAAAGCTAATCAATGGCTAGATGTTGAAAGCGATTTAGATGATGTTGAGCGTTGGTTATCTGTGCATCCTGCAACTGCTGACCAATTTGTATTTGTTTTGGATGGCAAAACTGTAACTCGTGGCGAAATAAACAATGCAGTTTTACAAGCTCGTGAAGATTTTTACGCAAAAAGAGCAGAAACAAAAAAACCAGTTCGTATTAGCGTAGGTTCTACTAACTTGCCTAATACTTACAAAACAGTTTGGGTAAAGAAGTAATTTTAATTAAAGGGAGTAAGTGATGAAAACAGCAATAATTGAATGGGTAGGCGTAATTCTCTTAGGTATTACATTGGGCGTGATGTTTGCGTTGGGTGTTTAACATGGGAATGTCTAGACACGATGCCTACTACGAGCCGGATGACTATGATGACCGTTCTGATGAAATTGAGGAGCGTACATGGCAACTTATGAAACCCGGTGCTCAATGGGATTACAGAAAATCTCAAGCTATATCTGAAGCCCTAAGTGAAATGGGTGTAGACGATGACAAAGCTCTACAAACCGTTATTGATACAGGCGATTACGAGCAAATCGGTAGAAAACTTATGATGATGGCTTTGGATTATTACGAGCATTTTGCCAAAGACACAGCAGAATCAGAAATTAACGACTAAGGAGAAAGTGATGTTATATTTAGAACTACGCAAAATCAATGTAAACGAACATACAGAAAAAAAGGGTAAATTTACCTACCTTTCATGGGCATGGGCAGTAGACCAACTACTACAAGCTGACCCAATAGCTACTTGGGATTACCAGCCACCTATGGCTTTTGGCGATACTTTGATGGTTTTTTGCTCAGTATCAGCTTTTGGCAAAACCATGACAGCTCAACTCCCGGTGCTTAATGCTCAGAACAAAGCTATTGCAAACCCTGATGCTTTTGCAGTCAATACAGCTATGCAACGCTGCCTAGCTAAAGCTATTGCCTTGCATGGTATTGGCTTGTATATCTACGCTGGTGAGGATATTCCTGACGAACCAACACCTGATTTAACAGCAGATGCTCAGTTATGGGTAGATTCCATTAAAAACTGCACAACCATTGACCAGCTTAAAGATGTCTATGGCAAAGCCTACGCTTCCGTATCTAAAGACAAAAATGCAGTCCAGTTGATTGCTAACGCTAAAGACCTAAAGAAAGTGGAATTGTCATGACTACATTTACAACTGAGGACAGAATTGCCGTACAGCAGGGAACACCTGAATGGCATGAACTCCGTAGAGGCAAAGTAACTGCTTCTAGGGTAGCTGACATACTTGCAAAGACAAAGACAGGGCCTTCAGCTAGTCGGCAAAACTATCTGATTGAGCTTGCCTTGCAAAGAACCACCAAGACCATAGAACCATCATATACCAATGCTGCTATGGAATGGGGAACTCAAACCGAGCCACAAGCTAGAGTAGCCTATGAAGTCAATACCCATAACTTTGTAGACCAAGTGCCATTTATTGACCATCCAATCATTAAAGGCTTTGGCTGCTCACCGGATGGATTGGTAGGTAAAGATGGATTGCTAGAGATTAAATGTCCTAACTCAGCAACTCATTGGGAATACTTTAAAGCTAAAGAACCACCTAAAAAATACTTTATTCAGATGCAGGCTCAGATGGCTGTAACTGGGGCAAAGTGGTGTGATTTTGTCAGCTTTGACCCAAGAATGCCTGAGCGTAGTCAGCTTTTGATTGTAAATGTGCCAAGAGACCCTGAGTTTATCTTGTACATGGAAGCAGAAATTAAGCAGTTTTTAGATGAAGTAGAAACCGAAGTAAAACTTATGGAGAATCAATAATGGCTATTACCCATTTTGTAAAAGCAGCAGTATCAGAGTACCAAGACAAAGACGGTACAACTAAGAAACGCTATCAGTCTATTGGCGTAGTTATGGAAACCAAGCATGGTTTGATGCTTAAACTTGAGACTTTACCTTTGTATGCAATGAAAGAAGGCGGTTTATTAGCTTATCTGAATGTACCGGAAGATAAAGCAATCCCAACTCAGCAAGTATCTAAAGATTTCAAAGATGATGTCCCATTCTAAGGAGCAAGTGATGAAAGAAGTGATAATATTTTTAGGCGGTATAGCTGTAGGTTTATGGGTTTCTAATGCAGAAGCTCAAACCTATGTAATACAAAACCCAGCAGGGTATAGTCAAGGAACGGTACAGGTCAGAGGCAATCAGGCCCAAGTCGTTAATAACGCTGGGTATGTAACGCAAAGCGTAACGGTTTATCCTACTCAGGTTACTAACCAGTTTGGAGCTGCTATTGGAACTCCCAGCTATACAGTTCCACCATCACCACCTTCACCACCTAGCCCAAGAGTGCTGCAATGAAACCAGTAGCGTGGCTAGTGCAATACAAAGACCGACATGAGTTTATGTGGAGTAAGCCTGAGCATTTATTTGAAGCATTGGCTTGTGAACCACTCTACACCCATCCAGCAAAAACACTAACAGATGAGGAAATAAAGCAAATATTCCAAGAGCAAACTGGATTTTTCTTTGATGACAATCCAGCAGATGACTTGGCTTTAATGGATTTTGCTATAGCAATACTAAGAAAGGCACAAGAGAAATGACAGATTACGCATTACCACTAATAACACTACGCAAACTGTCTAGGGATTACGAAGAAGCCATGCAAAAGAAACAATGGGCATTGGCTTACCAAATCTCTACAGACCTAATAGAAATGGCCCTTAAACTACAAGACCTAAGTGATGACTAAAATTGAATTGACCAACTCTCAAATAATCATGGCTGCAACTGCCGGGGTTTTGCGTAGAGTTCAGTATATCGACAGAGATGGAAAGCCTACGCATGGGTTAAAAGAAGAAGATAACAACTGGAATATTAAGATTGAAGGTGCTTTATCTGAATATGCCCTAGCCCAGTACCTAAACATTCATTGGATGGGTACTGGAGTTGTAGGCGGTGATGATGTTGGAAAAGAAGAAGTTAGAACTACTGAATTGCACAATGGTAGGCTCATAATTAGGGAAGGTGACAAAGACCATAAGCGGTATTGGCTTTTAACAGGCAAAGATGGTACTTATCATGTCCGGGGTTATATCTACGCTAAAGATGCAAAACAAGATAAATACTTTACAGATGCAGGAAATGGGCGAGAAAAAGCATGGTTTGTCCCACAAAAAGATTTAATAAATGACCAAAAATGAAAAAGAACACTACAGAAAAGTTGCTGAACTGGGATGCTCACTATGCAGGTATCAAGGCAACGAAGGAACTCCAGCAGAACTGCATCACATTAGACGAGCTGGTAAAAGAAGTAATGCCCCTGTTATCCCACTATGCACCTATCATCACAGAGGAGGCGGTGGGATTCACTTTTTGGGTAGAAAACGCTTTGAAAGGGAGTATTCTCCTATCACCGAAGAAGAACTCTTGGTACAAACCGAGAAACTATTAAATGTTAGTTCTTAACTTACCTTTACCCCCATCTATAAACCATTACTGGGGAACTCATGGACACAGGCGATATGTTTCTAAAGCTGGTGTAGCCTTCAAAGAGGCTGTTTCAAACTATGTAGCTGAGTATTCTGTACCCAAGCTAGGAACTGCAAGACTAGAGTTTCAAGTGACTTTGTACCCTAAAGACCGTAGAAAACAAGACATTGACAACAGAATTAAGGCCCTTTGGGATGCGTTAGCTGATGCTGGGGTATTTGATAATGACGAGCAAATAGACATTTTGATAGTCCACAGAGGTGAAATTAAAAAAGGTGGTGGATGCCTTGTCATGATTGATATATTGGAAGATAATAAGTAAAAGCGTGAGGCTTTTAGCCCCCCTAAAAAGGGGCTTTTTCACAAAGGAAATCTTATGAATGAAAATGTAGCTTTGTTTGCAGCCACTTTGCTGCATAGTGCAACCAATACCCATTTCTTTCATTGGTCTACCAATTCCTACTCACAACACAAGGCTTTGCGGTCATACTATGACGGTATTGTGCCGTTGGTAGATGCTTATGTAGAGGCTTACATGGGTGCTTATGAGCAGATTAAGTCTTTTCCAGCTACCTATCACCAGCCAAAAGACCCGGTAAAGTATATGCAGAGCCTACAAAAGTTCATCAAAGAAGCTCGTAAAGACCTGCCTGAAGATGAGCAACTGTGCAACTTGGTAGATGCCATTGCTGACCTAGTAGATTCAACCAGCTACAAGCTACGCTTTTTGAAATGACACTCCAAAGCAGGTAGATGGAAAGCCGTCTACCATTAGCTTTAGATGACAATGGTTTAGTTTCTCGTTATGACCTTCATGCCAAGCGTATGGGGGCATATCAATAAATGAATCTATAGGGTTTTCCCCTACATTAAAGTCTAATGCCGGTAACTCGTAGTCAGATAGACGGCTATACAAACTCTCAAAGTCTTTCTTACGGAACAGAACAGTACCCCAGTTATCAATGGTTTCTTCTTCTTTGCTGTAATTAAATTCAGTTGTATGAGCTGAGATGCCACCGGGCTTTAGCAATTTGCCTGTATTTTCAATAAACTGCAGACCCTTTTCGATAGACCCTAAATGCTCAAAAGCACAAAGAGTCCAGCAGAAATCAAACTGACCATGCAGATGCTCACCAATGTTATTCATGTCAGCATATTCAAAGGTCACAAGGCGGTCAAAGGATTCCCTATCAACCAAGTCAGCCTTATAAATCTTGTCTAAAGAACCTAGTTGAGCAGTTGCAGCCCAACCCTGAGATGCTTCTTCATTAGGGTTCAAGTCAGTAGCCACTATCTCACAGCCATAAGATGCAAACAAGGAAGGCAAACGCTCCTCACCAACTCCAAAGACAATCCCTTTCATGCCGGGTTTGAGCTTAGACCGTAGCGTATTGACTACATAGGCTTCTTCCCAAACTTTACGGTGCAAAACAGGGGCAATCTTGAGTTCTTCACAGGTAGAAATAAACCATTCCTGTAGAAAGTCATCATAGACACTAGCTTTCCAGCCTTGAGTAAAAGCATCGTGCTTCTCAGGCAACCTCTTGTAGCCGTAATATTTTTCAGCCAACTCATGACCGAATAACTTGGTATTGATGGCAAACGCTGGAAGATTGCGTAGCTTCTCAGCTAATGGTGAAGTATTGGGAACAGAACCATCTTTTGTAAGACTAAAAAGTTCTTTAAAAATCTCGTTAAAGTCCATGTTTTCCTTTAGAATTAAACTTATACTATCAGAAACTAGGAGAATCCTATGCCATTAGACAAATCAGGCTCAGCCCAATCCGTAGGCAAAAACATCAAAGCGGAAATGAAAGCTGGAAAGCCTAAAAAACAGGCAGTAGCTATTGCTCTCAATGTTGAGCGTGATAATGCCAAAGGCAAGCGTAAAGCTAAGTTGGAAGAAGCCTATGGCAGATTCTTGGGTGAGCGTGACAAATGAAGCCCGGTCTATACGCCAATATCCATGCCAAACGCAAAAGAATTGCTGAAGGCTCAGGCGAAAAGATGAAGAAAGCTGGAGCTAAAGGTGCTCCAACTGCTGCAGATTTCAAAGAAGCAGCTAAAACAAGAAAAGAAGTCATTACTGAAAAAATGAAGGATATGTAATGAAACACATGACTAGAACCTATAAGAAGGAAGATGCCAT